CCATCCTTTTCTATAAACCAAACATATGACCACTCGTCATGTCCTGGTGTACATTTTTTACCTAACTTCATTGTGTAACCACAACCTGTTAAAAATAAAAATAGTGTTATTGTCGTTAATGTTTTCATGTTTCTCCTAATACATTATAAAATAATACAAACCAGCTATTAGTAACAAAAATAATTTTGGTGGTATTATTAACATTAATATTAATAAACAGAAATATCCAAATTGCTTCATCATCTTTGGTTATCTCCATCTGCTTTACTTAAATCCTGCTCATAAGTTCTACAATCAATTTCATCATTTATGAAATCTGTAGCTAACCACTCATTAACAGGATATACAGGAGCTGCATAAACATCTACACTCGTAGATGCTAATCGTCCCCTTTGTTCTTTGAAATGATCTGAGTCCTGTGTTGTTGCATTACCTTGTATGTCGTGTGTATGCGTTTTACTAAGAACATCATCCATCTTCATAACCCACTTTTTGAATAAGTGTGAGCTTGACTTAAGTGTTAATTGACCCATGCATCGCTCCATGATTTGAATTTATCTTGAACATAATCAAACAAAGCATAAAAGCCAGTTTCTGCTTTTAGTACTTTAGCAAATACTGCTTTATCTATTTCAACTCCGTTATGAAAAAGTGTAATTTGTTTTTTATCTCTCTCATATGTTATTAAGATAGCATCGGTTTCTGCACCTAGTGTTTGTACAATATCATCAGGTTCATTTTTAAAATTAACTTCTCTGATGTTAGTAGTAGGGTGCGTTAAGTTTTCTACCACCTTTTTAAGTGTACTTGGTTTTTTGTCATTGTCTTCCATGTTATACTCCTTGTAATTAGTAGTTCTTATACCAAAATAGATATTAAATGCAAGGACTAAATGGGAGATTAATTGAAATTTATTTTAACTTTATACGTATGTTCTTTTTTAGACCTTACTTGCTCGCCACCTGTAAAGTACCCAAAATCCTTTAATAATTGGCATGATTGTGTAATTACAGCACTTAATGAATCAAAACAATTAATTGAAGAAGTTCCACAAGATGTAGTAAATAAAAACAGGTTAGCTACTAAATATACTTGTCAACCCATCTCCGATGCATAGGGTTGCATTTTTACCACAATTGGTTATATAATGTCTTATGAACAGTTATCGAATTCAGATACGATCAGAAGGAAAGTATTATGATGGGATAATTAAGGCTGACAACGATGTTTTGGCTTTACAACAGTTTGACAAAAAACTGAACAATGGTGAAATCAAAGCACAAGATGAAGATTTCTATATTAAAAATAGAATCTTTATTACATATGAGGAGCTAAAAAATGGCACTACAAGCGCTAATATCGGAGAAGCTTCAGTTGGAGTCCAAATGGGCAAGCCAAGCGTTACAACAAGGAAGAGTAACGACTGACATGAAGTGGATGGATATTAAGATTAAAGACTTGAAAAAAAGAATCAACGAACAAAGTGTAGTTGATGCTTCAGAGAGTCTTCTAAGAAACAGCTAGTAAAAAAATACTAGCAACCTACAAAAAAATCATTTATAACACAGGCTATCTATGACTTCAAACAAAGGAGATTCGTATGCTGATATTCCTAACTATATTAGGCACTATGTTGAATCAACCGAACGAGGCCACATTATTAAAATACTTACTGAAAGCGGACTCAAAACATTCAATTGTACATGGTCGAACTATAAAAGAACAAAACCTATTACCAAAAAGAAAACCTAAATAATTCCTAAATCTCTAAGTTCTTGCGGTGGCCGTTGTATTGTGCACATTGGGCAGTCTATCATAATCTTTTCAGTTTCAGATGTATCTTTCCAAACCCAAACTTGTCTTAAATCTTTACATCTCATGCATTGATGCTCAGGTTTAGGTATATATTTTTCTTTTTCCATTTCTTCCTTAGCCTCCCTAAATAATTTTAGCATAGCTCTGTATGCACCGCCACTATTATATTCATCACTCATCTTTAGCTTCGCCCCAAGAATTACCTAGAGCAACATCACATTTGAAAGGCACTTTTAAATTGTCTACCGCATTTTCCATCTTATTTTTTATGACACTAATATCCTTTTCTGTTCCAATGCTAAAACATAATTCATCATGTATCTGTAATAATGGAAGATGACCAGCTTTATAACAATCAATCATAGCTTGCTTAGCTTGATCTGCAGCTGAGCCCTGAATTAATCTATTCAATGCTTTGTAAGTAAATGCTCTTCTAATATTGTTACCATAATTTGCTTTAGCTTCATTATAATCCATGGCTTGATTCATGCCAAACGTAGCTGGTTCCCATTTATCAAATCTACACTTACGACCTTTAATAGTTCTAATAAAACCAAATTTACTTGCCGATTGTGTAACAGCACTAGCTAATTTTTTTACGAAGGGCACTCTTGAATTATATTTATTTAAAAGTATCTCTGCTTTATCTTTATCAATACCAAGTTCTTTAGATAACTTAGCTTTACCCATGCCATAGAAAAGACCTAAATTAATTGTTTTAGCCTGTGTTCTAGATATACCTGCCATATCAGCTACTATTTGATGAAAGTCTGCGGATTCATCAGCGTATGCTTGAATAAACTCTTCAGATCCATCTAAACGCTCTCCTATAGACGCTGAGTAATGTGCCACAAGTCGTGGCTCCTGTTGTGAATAATCAAATGAACCCCACTGTCTGCCATCCTCAGGAAGAAATAGAGACCTTATTTTTTTACCATACTCTTTATTTCGAGCTGGTATTTGTTGAAGGTTAGGATTAGCATAAGATAATCTTCCAGATACAGTTCCACCTTGATCTGATCTTAATTGATTTATCTCAGCATGAATTCTTCCTTTATGTACGTATCTTTGAATTGAATCTATAAACGTAGAGTGAAACTTATTAATCTCTCTAGCTTCTCTAATTAAACCAGCAATTGGATGTTCACAATTTTGTAACCAATTAGTTGTAAAGGATGGTTCGTTAGATTTTGCAGTCCTAGGATACTCTACACCTAATCTATCAAACACTTGTGCTACACTTCTTGCAGCCCAAATATCAACATTGAAAGATGTTTCTTTCTTTATTTTATGTAAAACTTCTTTTTCTTTACGTCTGAATTCTTTTTTAAGCGAAGCAGCCTTTTGTTCGTCAACTCTTATACCTGTTTGTCTCATTTTTATTAATATAGGCAACAACTCCATCTCCATCTCCCAAACATCGTTAATAGATTGCTGTTGTATTTCTGATTTAAATCTTTGCCAAAGTTTTAAAGTAAGTGCAGCATCTTGTTCTGCATAAAACCCTACATAACCTGCTGGCATTCTCCAGAGATCTTGTTTAGGATCTATTCCCCACTCTTTTGCTTTTTCTTTTAAAAATGTTTCGTTTTTTATCTCACCTAAATAATCTTTCGCACAAGCATTTAATGAGAAGCTCCATCTATTTTCATCAATTAAAGCTGCAGCTACCATGGTATCTACAATCTTACCATTAATTTCAAAACCGTTAGCCAGTAACCAACCTACATCATAAGAAGCATTATGAAAAATTTTTGTGCTTGGTCTTTTAAGTAAATCGACCATAAATGCGGTTGTTACGGCTAAATCCATATTACCTCCAGCATCATGTTGTATTGGAAAATACCATTGTTGCCCAAGTGCAGCTACAGCAAAACCAACTATACCTCCATCGAAAGTGGCCCAACCTGAACCTTTTGTTTTTAAATTTGGATCTTTAGTCTCTAAGTCGATTGCAATTTCATTAGCACCTCTTAAATCAGGATATTCTGATGGAGCAACCCAATCACTATCATTGTAAATAAAATTCAATTGATGTGTCATTTTCTATTTTTTCTTATAATTGCAGCTTGTTTTCTCCATGCCCAAGAGCTTATCTGACCAGACCAACCCATTATCCATAAATATATTTTTAACATCATGAATCTTGCATTTGTGCTATCTCAGCAGCAAACTCCTCTACTTCAGCGTGAGTAACGTGATCGTTTTTCTTTTTTTTATTTTTCATAAAATCTATTTCCATCTCACAATAATGAATTATTTTTTCTAAATCTTGTATTCCGCCTTTGTTTTTATATCTGCACGCATATCTTATTACGTTGGCTTGAAAAGGATTCAAATTATTTTCTTGAACAAACGTCCAAGGTTCGATGGCAAAAGATTTATAGTGAGATCCACCTATTTGTTTCTTAGACATAATTACTTTTATACAATTTATAGTATTTACTCAAGGGAAAATGATACTTATGATAAGTTCCAAGTAAATGCAAAGTATTGATGCTTCTTGTTACCCCAGTGTACCAAACCCTTAATTCTTTGATTCTCTCTTCTAAATTCTTTCTATCGTAATGTGAAGGAAAATTACATTTAGCTGATATAACAACATTGTCCGCCTCTCCACCTTTAACTTGATGTATAGTATCAATAATGATACGTGCTTTAGTATCTAAATTAACTTCACTTTTGATAAGCTTTTTAAAGTAAATTTTTTCTTTGTCTTTGAACTTTCTTTGAAAAGCGTCTAACCAAGGTTTACGCTCCTCCACCATCCCACCTTGTAAATGTAATTGTTCAAAATTAAATACTTGGTTTGGGTGAGCAAAGCTCCACTTCTTGCTGTCCGTTGATCGGTAGCCGTGATCTATGTTTAAAAGATAGTTGTACATGTTACAAGCATCTTCTCTTGTTATAGCACCACCATCACATACAGTTTGCCAATCACAAATAGCTTTCCATTGGTTAATATCAAACGATTTATTTCCACGCATATCCTGAAAGTATAAACCTAATTTTCTAGCCTCATCTTGTAGTTCTTTCTTTACATCATTGATTCTTGAAAGCACCATCCAAGAACCTTGTATCTCCCAAGGTATTTTTTTTAATGTGCTCCATTTATAAATCTCTCCGTCAGATCCGTTAGAAGTAAACTCTTTTTTTATTCTATGTCCCTCCATGCCATTTAAAATACACTTAGAAAAAAAATGTACTTTTTTATTTAATCTACGTGATTGCTTTAATATTTTTACTTTACCAGGGAACGTTTGGAAAAAAATAACATCAGCTCCATTCCATTCGTAGATGGCCTGATCGTCATCGCCTGCTATGTAAACTTTATTAGAACTTAAAGCTAATTTTACAACCATATCCCACTGTAAAGGAGTAAGGTCTTGAGCTTCATCAACCATTAATACTTTGAAAGGTATGGATAAACCTTTATCAATGTACTTTTGCACCATGTCTGTAAAATCTAATCTGTCGTTTTTAAACTCGCCTGGATTCGCTTCGTAAGTTTTATATTGTTCATATCCTGCGATGATTGATTTGAATTGTTGTAGCCTGACTTTCTTCCTAGGTTCTTTTTTGTACAGATCTATCGGATCCATCTTCATGTTTCTTGCTCTGTCATAAATTTGTAAAGACCAATTATTGTAAACTCTTTGATCATCCCAAGTTGGTTTATAATTAAGTTTTACAGTTCCATATTGTGTATGAAATTGAAGCATATCTACTTTAGGATCTAACACAGGTATGTCAGCAAATTGTTGTCTAGCTAAACTATGTAAAGTTCTAAAATATTTAAAATCATCTTCATCATAACCTTTGAATTGTTTTTTTACTCTATCTCTACATTCCTCAACAGCTTTGTTTGTAAATGAAATATAACAAATTTCGTCAGGCGACATTCCACGTTTAAGAAATCTTTCAACTCTTCTTAATAGTCTATGTGTTTTTCCTGTGCCTGGTGGGCCAAAAAATTTAATTGTTTTCCCATGGAGCTTTTGCTTTAGTAAATTTGACATCTTTGTTTCTGTGTTCTG